AGTTTTAGTATATGCTAGATTTGATGATTCTACAAAGGATTTTCCAATTGATACTAAATTTGCACAAATTGGTATTGTAAAAAATCCAACATCAATAGGATCTACTCAGGTATTCACCGATAATCAATTCTCTTCTGTTAAATCATTAAATTTAAATAGTTTTGATACTACTCAAAGTCTTTCAATTGGTGCGAAAATCCAACAAAGCATAAAGGATGGTGATACAGAAGTTGGTAAAGCATTTGGATATGTAGTTTCGTATGATATCATATCGGAAGATGATACGAATAAGGTTGCTATCTTAAAATATTATCAAGATAGATCATTATACTTTAATCCTACTACAGGTGATCAAACTGATTATACTGATGCTAATAATATTACTGAACGTGGTAATTCATCGGGTACGATTTATGATTTTGAATCCACTTCAGAAAGTGTAGAGGCAGTTATTGGAAGTTGGAATGCTAAAATTAATACTAGTTTCTCTGGTATTACTACAAATCCATCTAGCAATAAAATTGTTGAATTGGGAGTTGAGTTTACAAATGGTATCGCAGCATCTGAGATAAATAATGAGTCTGGTGATATAATCTACTTAGATAATAGAGCATTAATCACTAGAGATTCAAGACAAAAAGAAGACATCAAGGTTATCCTGGAATTTTAAAACATGTCACAGAAAACTAATTTAAATATAAGTCCGTATTATGATAATTTTGATGCGGAAGATAATTTTTACAAGGTATTATTTAGACCAGGAAGACCTGTACAGGCGAGAGAGTTAACTACTCTTCAATCAATATTACAGAATCAAATAGAATCATTTGGTAAACATGTATTTAAGGAAGGTTCTTTAGTTATTCCTGGTAATGTTTCGTATGATGATAGATATTATTCTGTTAAAATAGATTCTGAGCATCTTGGACTTCCAGTTTCTTTATATGCTAATGAATTAAAAGGTAAAAAATTAAAAGGACAGAATACAGGTATAGAAATTATAGTTGATGACTGTAAGTATCCATCAGATTCACCTGATATTACGGATCCAACTTTATTTGTTAAATATTTGACTGCAGATGATAGTAATAAGGATGCGTCATTAGAAGATGGTGAACCTTTAATTGCACAAGAAAGTATTGTTTATGGAAATACTACAATAGATATAGGAGATAGTGTCGCTAATTTAATAGAAACAAATGCATCAGCAGTTGGAAGTGCTGTTAGAATTGCAAATGGTATTTATTTTATTAGAGGAACTTTTGTAGATGTTGCTGCTGATACATTAATTCTAGATCCATATGATAATAATCCAAAATATAGAGTTGGATTAAATATCCTTGAATCAATTATTACTGCAAAAGATGATAGCTCATTATATGATAATGCAAAAGGTTTTTCTAATTTTGCTGCTCCAGGTGCAGATAGATTAAAAATTACTACTACGTTAGCTAAAAAATCTTTAAATGATTTTAATGATACTAGTTTTGTTGAAATAATTAGATTAGATGATGGTGAAGTTAAAAAATTAATTAATACTTCACAATATAGCTACATCATGGATATGTTAGCTCAAAGAACATATGAAGAGTCTGGTAATTATGCTTTAGGTAATATAAATGTTAATATAAATGATTCTTTAGATAATGGCGTTGGAAATAATGGTATTTTTAAGTCAGATGAATCAACAAAAGGATATGATGGCACAGGTAGAAATCCAAATACTCCAAGTGATGATTTAGCGGCTGTCAGTATTTCTGCTGGAGTTGCTTATGTTAAAGGAAAAAGAGTTGAGAGATCTGGTGGAGAAATATTAGATTTAGATAAACCAAGAGATAAAGAAGCAGTAGAAACTGCAAAAGTTCCATTTGAGATGGGTTCTTTATTAAGGGTTAACAATGTAAGTGGAACTCCTTTAATTGGAATTAATAATAACAATAATACAGTATATCTTACAAACCAAAGAAAAGAAGCAGTTACACAAGCAGCACTAGAACCTCAAGGAACTGGAATTGGAACAGCAAGAGTATATTCATTTGGATTGAGAAATACCCCTTATGTAAATGGTTCTAGTGAGTGGGATTTATATCTTTATGACGTTCAAACATATACAGAGTTAACAATTAATGAAGCTATATCTTTAACAGATTGTCCTATCAGTTCATTTATTAGAGGTGTTAGTAGTGATGCTACTGGATATCTTGCTGGTAATCCAGGTGGTGGAACTTCAGGAACAACTTTATTACTATCTCAAACTTCTGGTACATTTATTGCTGGTGAAAGTATATTAATTAATGAAGTTGATACTTTACCAAGATCTATTAAAAGTTTAAGTCAGTATGGTGTAAATGACATAAAATCAGTTTATCAAGATACTAGTTCTTTTACGGGTATGACTGCTGATTTTGCTGCTGATACTGTATTAAGAGAAACTCCTATTCCAGGATTTAGTCCTACTGCTACTGTTAATGTAGTTCCAAGTGGTACTAACGATTATAAGTCCACACAAGGGACTATAACATCACCTGGTAATACTTTTAGTGATATTAAGGTTGGAACGATAGTTAAGTATCAAGCAGACCCATTAAGGGGTGCTTCTGCCTATGATAAACCACAATTTAATAAGGTTACTTCGGTTTCTGCAGATTTAAAAACATTAAATGTTGTTCAATGTACTGAAGTTGCAGGAGTTACAACTGGATTTGTTGGAGTTGCTACAGGAGCTCCTCTTTCTATTGTAAGACCTCAAATTGTAGATAATGATAATAGTGGACTTTATACTCCTATAGAAATACCAAATGTTTCTGATGTATCTTTAGAAGATTCTGAATTAGTAATTTCTACTCAAATAAAGGATAAAACACCTTCTAGTGGTGGATTAACTGTAAACGTATCAGATTTAACTGGTATACAAACTGCATTCTTTAGCAATTTTGATACTCAAAAATATTCTGTTAGTTATTCTAATGGAACTATTCAAAAATTAACTAGTGAGCAAATTAATTTTGAAGTAGGTTCAACTAAACTTAGTATTAATGGATTGTCAAATACTGCATGTACAGTAAATGTAACAGTAGAAAAACAGGAAGTTAAAGAGAAAAATAAAGAGTTTGTTCGCAGTAAAACGCTAACTGTAAATAAAACTGCTACTCCTATTACTGGTTCTGCTTCAGCTGATGGTGTTACTGATAATGGTTTAACTCAAAATAAATTCTATGGACTTAGAGTTGAAGATAGAGAAATTTCATTAAATAATTGTGATGTAGTAAATGTTGCGGCTGTTTTAGAATCAAGAGATTCTTCTGCACCAACTTTAGATAAATTAACATTTGTAAGTGGTTTAGGGTTGCAAGATAATGCAATAGTTGGTGAAAGAATTATAGGTTCTGAAACTGATGCAATAGCACAAATTGTATCTAGACCATCCCAACAACAAGTTGAATTTGTTTATTTAAATAGTAGCGAATTTGATACTGGAGAATTAGTTACATTTGAAGAATCCAATATTAAGAGTACTATCCAAGCTATAACTTTGGGTAATTATACTAATATAACTTCTAGGTACGAATTAGATAAAGGACAAAGGGAGCAATTCTACGATTATTCAAGATTAGTTAGAAGGAGAAATCTTCCTGCACCGTCTAGACAATTATTAGTAATTTACAATTACTACAATGTTGATGCAAGTGATACTGGAGATGTTTATACTGTTAATTCGTATGATAAAGATAGATTTTCAAATGATGTACCTCATTTTGCAAATGGTATAAGAGCAACTGATACTCTTGACTTTAGACCAAGATTATCTGAATTTGCTGCTGTCGATAAGTCTCCATTTGCATGGACTACTAGAAACTTTGGTGCTGCAGGAGCAACATCTAGTGTTGTAGTATCTCCTGAAGGTGATAGTAAAATAGGTTATAGTTATTATCTACCAAGAATTGATAAAGTAATTCTTACTGCGTTACCTGCTACTGCAGATAAGTATGGTGAATATTCCATTATAAAGGGTTCGTCATCTTTAACTCCACATGAACCAGCATTAATTGATGATTCAATGCATATTGCTACAATTGATATGCCAGCTTATCTTTATAATGCATCTGATGCAAAAATATCTCTTGTAGAAAATAAGAGATATACTATGAGAGATATTGGTAAGATAGATGATAGAGTATCTAATTTAGAAGTTGTTACTAGTTTAACTATGCTTGAACTTGATACTAAGAGTTTCCAAGTTAGAGATGCAGTTGGTGATAGATTTAAATCTGGATTCTTTGTTGATGATTTTAAAGATACTAAGCGTATGGATAGAACAAATCCAGATAATAAGATTAGTATTGATAGTGTAAATGCTGAGATGGTTGTTCCATTAGATAGATTTACAAACAAACCAGAATTAGGATTAGATACATCAATAAATGTAGAAACTGCTGACTTTTCACAAAATTTACAATTATTAGATCCAAATGTTGTAAAAACTGGTGATTTAATTACATTGAAATATGATGATGTCTCTTGGATTGAAAATACTCAAGCAAGTAGAGTTGAAAATGTTAACCCATTTAATGTTGTTGTATTTAGAGGTAGGATTACTCTAAATCCATCTTCAGATAACTGGACAGAAACAAAAACTACTGATGCAGATGATATTATTTTATTAGGTGATCCAGAAGATGTGGGAACTAGTACTAAAACAGTACAAACTGGATCTCAACAATTACCATTTATGAGATCTAGAAATGTTGGATTTAAAACACATGGATTAAAAGCATTAATACGATACTATCCATTCTTTGATGGAAGAAGTGGTATTGATATAGTTCCTAAATTAATTGAAATAACTATGCAATCTGGTTCATTCCGAATTGGAGAGATGGTTAAAGGTTTTGGAATATCACCAGCAGGTAGCTGTAGATTTAGAGTTGCACAACCAAATCATAGATCTGGTACATATAATTCACCAACAACTACTTATGGAGTTAATCCATATGAACCTGGAACAGGAATTGCAGCTGCATACACAGAATCTTCTACAGTTTTAAATGTAGATATTGCATCTTTGTGTGAAGAAGCACAGGGTGATTATTATGGATTTATTACTAAAAATATGCAATTAACAGGTGTTGAAAGTGGTGCAATTGCTACAGTTTCTAATGTTAGACTGATTGCAGATAATCTTGGAAATTTAAATGGTGCTTTCTTCGTTAGGGATCCTAATTGGACTCCTGTTCCACCATTAAGATTTAGTAATGGTACTAAGACATTTAAATTAACTTCATCAGATACAAATACACCTCAGGATGAAACACCTGGAAATTCTTTAATAACTGAAGGACAAACAAATTATACTACTAGTGGTATTTTAAATATCTTTGAGAGAACAACTACTATTATAAGACCACGCCCAATACCAGAACCAGAATATGCTGATCCATTAGCACAGTCCTTCTTTGTTGATGAGAGTGGAGCATTCTTATCGGGATTAGATTTATATTTCTTCTCTAAAGATGATACCCAAAGATTAACAGTTCAAGTAAGAACAGTTGAACTTGGAACCCCAACAAATCAAATTGTAGCAGATTATGCTGAAGTTGAACTTGATCCTGCAGAATTAGATTCTACTGGAGCATCTATTATTAAGACATCT